GTTCTTGATGCGTGTTGAGAACATAGCAGACTGAAATGCTCCAAAGTACATCCGTACAGCTATCGTGTAATCAAGCTCAGCTCCACTTATCATCCTAGTCTTCACTGACTCCACCTTCTCAAGTGGACGCAACTCATCCTTCAAAAAATCCGTGAATAAGTGTAAAGTGCGATTGCCCTTCTTAGCTTCAGTGACAATGTGCTCAACGTCTGCCACAATTTCCTTGTACCCAGGAGCACTCTCAGGAAACTCGTCTCCCCTACCAATGAAATAAGTCTTCCCAGGATACTTTGCCAAGTCAGGTATGCGCTTCCTGTATTTGAAACCGGCACTAGTCTTCCTGTTCATGGACTTAAGCCTCCAAAATTGTGGGGTGACTATAGTCTCATACATAGGAAGAATGGTGCGAGGATACCGCATCGTCTCCTGGGTAAACTTCCTCATTGCAAGGCTCACCACAGTGTTCAGTGATGACGGATCACCAACCAAAACTGGAGATTGGTACGCTTCTACAGCCTTAGCCATAGGGTATACCACAACGTCATTCCTGACCACCGATCCCAAAACCGCTGGCGCTGAAGGACAAGGACCAAACACTTCCTCATCCTTCAAAGGGCTCGGATTTATCGCACTCTTAGAAGCAACATTCAAGGGTTCTTTAAGTTTACCCAAGACAACCACTGAACCTCCAACAAGACCTGTTTCCTTAAGGCCAGCTTGCATATCAAGCTGTGAGTGCACTGGACCTGACCACAGAATCTCATCCAACTCCTGGCTTCCCAGGTCCTTGTACTCAGTTAAGTACAACCATAACTCACGGACGGTATCCTTGGAAATAATGGTGGCGTACCCCTCACGGTTAAAATAGCCTGCTTTACCAGCCACGTGCAAACCCAATATGCAGCGTCCACCGTACCTGTTTTCCTCTATCATGAGGGGGGAACCACAATCACCTTTCATTGTGGACATGGGGTACTTGACACACCCACGCATCAAAGTCCCCCCTGTGGCTGCCACAGTACCTACATATTCCACACCAGGAGCGTTAAGGGTCCGCCTAATATACTCCCCCTTAGTGTCAGGACGTATGGTTTCCAATCTCACAGGGATGTTGGATCCGCGCATGATGTTGGCCAACTCGTCTGCCTTGAAGAAATACTCCACAATGTTCCTCATTGACCTCATGCCGCCAGCTTTTGTCAAGTCGATGGCCATAAGATCAAAACCTTCCAGCGCCATCGATCTCAAGTTCATGAACTTCTTAGTTTCATATGTGACCTTA